TTACCGCGATTGAGAACTACACCGAAAGCTCTGAGGCGGTGTTTGTTGCTCAGATTCCAACGTTTGTTCAGCTTGCTGAAGAGCGCATCTACAATGCTGTGCAGATTCCGGCTATTCGTCGTAACGTGACAGGTAACGTAACGACAGGGGATAAGTATCTGTCTTTGCCAACAGACTATCTGGCAACCTTTTCTTTAGCGGTGGTGGATAGCGATGGAAACCAACAGTTCCTTCTGGATAAAGATGTTAACTTCATTCGTCAAGCGTATCCCAATCCTGTTGATTCAGGCTTACCAAAGTATTATGGACAGTTTGCACCGTATACGTTCATACTTGGGCCAACTCCTGACCAGAATTATCAAGTAGAGCTACACCTTTACTACTACCCCGAATCTATCGTAGTTGCTGGCACTAGTTGGCTTGGTGATAATTTTGAATCTGCACTGCTTTACGGCGCTTTACGAGAAGCAGTCATTTTTCAAAAGGGTGAGCAAGACATGGTGGCGTACTACCAAAAAATGTATGATGAATCTATGGCGCTGCTAAAAGACTTAGGCGACGGAAAAGAAAGACGTTCTGCTTATCGTGATGGTCAACTTAAGTTGCCTATTCCGGGACCTACAAGATGAAAATAACTACACGCGAAGAAGCGCTACAACATAATTTAGTGCGGTATTACACAGGCAAGCCATGTAAAAATGGGCATAACGCTGAACGTTTTGCAAAACGTAGGCAATGTGTTGAGTGTAATCGTATAGCTGCTAATAAACGTGTTTTACAAAATCCAGAATTAAATCGTATTAAAGTAAAAAATTGGGCAGAAAAAAATCGAGAACGTGCTGCAATTTCTGCGCATAATAATTATTTAAAACGAAAAGCTAAGGATCACAAAAAAATATTACTGGCAAAAAGTAATTGGGTTCGTGACAACCCGCAGAAAGTTAATGCTGCAACAGCTAAATATAGAGCCACAAAATCAAAACGGACTCCAAGCTGGTTGAACGCTGTACAAAAAGCTGAAATTGATTTTACATATGAGTATTGCACAGCTTTGCGTCAATGCGGGCTTGATTATCATGTGGATCACATTGTTCCTCTTCGTGGCAAAACCGTTTCTGGTCTTCATGTACCGTGGAATTTACAAGTGATACCTTGTACTGATAATTTAGTAAAATCTAATAAATTTTAGGAGCCTATTATGGCAATCACGCAAGCAATGGCTACATCGTTTAAGGTTGAAATCCTTGACGGAATTCACAATTTTGGGGTTGGCGTTGTTCGTGCGTCAACTGCCGCCGACACATTTAAGATTGCTCTGTACACCTCAGCAGCAACGCTTGATGCAACGACCACTGCTTACACGACCTCTGGTGAGGTTGTCGGTACTGGCTACACCGCAGGTGGTAATACGCTGGCTGTGTCGGTTGTTCCTGTATCGTCAGGCACTACAGCTTACTTGTCGTTCACAAACAGCTCGTGGTCAACAGCGACGATTACTGCTCGTGGCGCAATGATCTACAACAGCACACAAGGTAACAAGTGCGTGGCTGTGTTGGACTTTGGCGCTGACAAGGTATCGACTGCTGGTACGTTTACGATTGTGTTCCCAACTGCCGCAGCAGGCACAGCTATTATTCAGATTGCATAGGTGGTCTAGATGGCGTTAGTTCTAGCGGATCGCGTACAAGAAACAAGTGCTACGACAGGCACGGGTACGCTCACGCTTGCTGGTGCTGTATTAGGCTATCAGACATTTGCTGCTGGCATTGGCTCGGGCAACACCTGCTACTACACAATCACTAACGCTGCGGGTTCGTGGGAAGTTGGTATTGGCACAGTAGGCACTGGCACTTTAGCTAGAACAACCTTGCTCTCGTCATCTACAGGATCATTCATATCGTTTACCGGCACATTGAATGTGTTTGTCACTTACCCTGCAGGTCGAGCTGTCTACCAAGACGCTTCTACAGGTGTGGCTTACGCCCCTGAGTTTGCTGCGAGCAACGGCTTGATGTTGAGCAACGCTACGATCAACACTAGCTACACCTTCCCAACTGGCTACAACGCTGTGAGTGCAGGTCCTGTGACCGTGGCATCGGGGGTAGTAGTTACCGTACCATCAGGCTCAGTCTGGGCAATCGTTTAAGGAAAATAAAATGGCAGCTCCCGGATTTATTAGCGTAGTACCGTACAGCAGCACAACACCCGGTGCGGTTCCGTCTGCTGGCAACATGGTGACTTCTGAGATTGCCGTTAACTCGGCTGATCGGTTGATGTACGTCAAAGGTCCGGCAGGCACAGTAGTCACAATTGGTAACGGCGCAACAGGTGCTGGTGGCGATCAAATCTTTGTGCAGAACGGGCAGACTGTAACGGCAAGCTATACACTACCTGTTGGGTACAACGCTATGACAACCGGTCCTGTAGCTATCAATGCAGGCGTGGTCGTAACCATTCCTTCGGGAAGTGTCTGGGCGATTATCTAATGGGATTGCGACTTAAAGCCTTTGCGCTCGGTACGGTTGAGGTCAACCCTGTTGATACAGCATCTAACGTGTCTGTGAACGTGCAGGCTGCGAATGGTGTGTTGTCGTATGCAGACTCGGCGACTGGTGGTTTGTTCTTGCCATCGGGCACAACGGCACAGCGTCCGACACCTGCGACAGGGCAGATGAGATTCAATACCACGACAGGTTCAGTCGAGGTTTATAACGGCACAAGCTGGGGATAAATATGGCTGGTTCAATTAAATTAAACGCACCCTCGGGCGGATCAGTCACACTGAACGCAGTGGACACCGCATCAAACTTTGTAATGTCTGTGCCTGCCGCTGCGGGTGTGCTGATTAACGCTGACTCTGCGACTGGTGCGGCACAACTTCCTGTTGGCACGACTGCTCAACGCCCTGCTTCGCCTGTGACGGGGCAGACACGGTTTAATACAACAATTGGATTTTCAGAGGTTTATAACGGAACTTCATGGATTTCTGTTGGTGGATATGCAATAAGTTATTTGGTTGTGGCAGGTGGCGGTGGCGGAGCATCAGGTGGTGGTGGCGGTGGTGGTGGTGGTGGTTTGTTAGCAGCGTCAAATGTTTATGTTGCTCCCGGAACAGCTTACACAATTACTATTGGCGCAGGGGGTGCAGCCGCAACAAATGGGGTCGATTCTTCAATAGCTGGTTATGTTACAGCCACTGGCGGCGGATCAGGAGGGTCTGCTCCTAGTACCAACGCTACAAGCGGCGGATCAGGTGGTGGTGGTAATCCAAAAACACCCTCATTCGCAGGTGGTGCAGGGGCATTTGGGCAAGGTTATGCTGGCGGAACGGCTTTATATAATAATGCTTCGGATGTAAGAGGCGGCGGTGGCGGTGGCTCTGGGGCTGTAGGTGTATCTGGTGCTTCTGGCGGTACTGGTGGTGCTGGCGCTACATCTTCAATTTCTGGTACATCAACTGCATATGCTGGTGGCGGCGGTGCAGGATCAGAAGCCAACGCAGCAGGTGCTGGTGGCGCTGGCGGGGGTGGAACTGGCGCACAATATCCTGCTACTACAAATACCGCAGGTGGCACGAATACGGGTGGTGGTGGTGGTGGCGGTTACACAATTGCTAGAGCAGGCGGCAGCGGCGTAGTCATCATCTCTTATGCTGGCTCACAACGTGGTACTGGCGGAACCGTAACTAGCTCAGGCGGCAACACAATCCACACCTTCACCACATCTGGTACTTATACGGCGTAAAGGAAAGAACATGACAGCATATGTAGGCGGCACAACAGGGTTTGGCCCACCATCATGGACAACAGCCGGTCGCCCCGGCAGTCCTGTGAACGGGCAATTGGGGTGGAATAGTACGCTTGGCGTTTTGGAAGTGTGGAACGGTGCAGCTTGGCAGATTGTTGCTTCAACTGCATACACTGTTACTTATCTTGTTGTTGCTGGCGGAGCTGGTGGCGGCGGTGGTGGCGGTGGTGGTGGCGGTGCAGGGGGATTGTTAACCGCATCAGGAACGTCCGTTTCTCCCGGAACTGCATACACAGTTACAGTCGGCGCTGGGGGCAGTGGCGGCACTCTTTCAGCACAAGGTGTAAGCGGTACAAATTCTTCTTTTTCGACCTTTGCTACTTCTACTGGCGGTGGTGGTGGTTCAAGTAATGTTGGATCAGGCAATGGTATTGCTGGCGGGTCGGGAGGTGGAGCAGCAGGTTCAAGTGCATCATATACAGGCGGTGCAGGTACTGTTGGTCAGGGCAATGCCGGAGGCACTAATGGCGGCGGTAATTTTGGGGGCGTATACCCCGCAGGTGGCGGCGGGGGTGCAGGTGCTGTGGGCGGAACTGGGTCAAGTAGCGGCGGTGCTGCGGGTGGAGTAGGTGTTACAAACACAATTTCAGGCACATCACTTTATTATGCTGGTGGCGGTGGAGGTGGTGCATCTACCACTAGTGGCGGGGCAGGTGGTAATGGCGGCGGCGGAGCTGGGACTACAGGCGCTACGGGTACTGCGGGTACTGTAAATACGGGCGGTGGCGGTGGCGGTGCAGCTACCACAGGCGGCGCAGGTGGCTCAGGCATAGTTGTTGTTGCATATGCTGGCACAGTAGCTCGTGGTACAGGCGGCACAATTACCATCACAGGCGGAAACGTCATTCACACATTCACATCAAGCGGTACATTTACAGCTTAATTAAGGAGACCATCATGGTCACGCAAGAGCGGCTCAAAGAGTTGTTTGACTACCAAGACGGTGCGTTGATTCGCCGTAAGGATGGTCGCTCTGCTGTGATTGCAATGGGTGTAAAACGCTATGAGCGGGTGTCGGTTGACGGTAAAATTCAAGCATTGCACCGCATGATTTACCTGTGGCATCATGGTCATTTGCCCAAGACGCTTGACCATATTGATGGTAATAGGGCAAACAACAAGATTGAAAATTTGCGTGAAGCTACCCAGCAACAGAATTGTTTGAACCGTAAGCATCACTCAAACAGTAAATCGCCGTACAAGAATGTGTATTTACAACCGCCAACAAAGAACGCTGAGTGGAAACGCAATTGGGTTGTAAGCGTTAATGTTGCAGGCAAGCGTAAATACATTGGTTCGTTTGAAGATTTAGAGTTGGCAGACCTCGTTGCTACTGAGGCACGAGATAAATTTCAAGGGCAATTCGCCCGTCATTGTTAGGAGATTCATATGCACTTCGCTAAAGTAGTTGATTCAAAAGTGGTTCAAGTCATCGTTGCTGAACCAGAATTTTTCACGACATTCGTTGACTCAAGCCCCGGCCAATGGATTCAGACCTCATACCGCACACACGGTAATCAACATCCTGAAGGTCGCCCATTGCGTGGCAACTATGCTGGGATTGGTTATCACTACGACCCCGTAGCAGACGTTTTCTACGCACCACAACCCTACGCATCATGGGTACTCAGCCCACACACAGCGTTATGGGAAGCGCCTGTTGCTATGCCTGCTGACGGTAAAGCGTATGAGTGGGACGAAGCCACGACTTCGTGGAAAGAATTGGTTGTTGCTTAATTAAGGAAATATTATGTCTCTCGACGTACAAGGTACAGACTATTTAAAACTGCCGGTAGGTACTACGGGTCAACGTCCGTCTGTTCCTGCGTCAGGCATGATTCGCCAAAACTCCACAACAGGTAATCCTGAATGGTATGACGCTACAACGTCATCGTGGCTGCAATTTAGTCAACCTGCTGGGTATACGGTTAACTACCTTGTTGTGGCGGGTGGTGGTGGTGGGGCTAATTTAAGTGGTGGCGGCGGTGCGGGTGGGTATTTAGCTTCAACAACTTCTTTGTCATCTGGCACGGCTTATTCAATTACGGTTGGCGCAGGTGGAGCGGGCGGAACGGCATCAGGAACCGTCCCTTTCAATGGGGTAAGTGGTTCAAATTCGTCGTTTGGCGCTATAGCTACTAGTATTGGCGGCGGTTATGGCGGTTCGCAAGCTGCTGGAGCTTCTGGCGGTTCCGGCGGCGGTGGCGGTGATTGGGCGGCTGGTGGCTACATAGGCGGTGCGGGAACTTCGGGGCAAGGTTTTGCTGGCGGCGCAGCTGCTGGTAATGATTCGGGCGGCGGCGGTGGTGGCGGGGCGGGTGCAGTGGGTGGAACAGGAACGTCTGCACAAGCTGGTAATGGTGGTGTAGGGGTATCTAATAGCATTTCAGGTTCTGCCGTGTTTTACGCAGGGGGCGGTGGTAGTGGACCGTGGCGTGGAACTTTTCCGGCGTGTCTACCGGGAAGCGGCGGTAACGGTGGTGGCGGTGGCGGGGGGCCGACAGCAGGATCAAACGGCGTTGCTGGAACTGCCAACACAGGCGGTGGCGGTGGCGGTGGAAGTCGCAATACTACTGCTCAAGTTGTAGGTGGAGGCGCAGGTGGCTCAGGCATCGTAATCATCAGCTACTTAGGCTCACAGCGTGGCACAGGCGGTACGGTGACTAGCTCAGGTGGCTACACAATCCATACCTTTACAAGTAGCTCGACATACAACGCTTAATAACTTGCCTTGCAGCGGTGCTACTTTTGCCAGTAGTGCTGCTGTGTAGTTTGTGGTTAATACCGTGGGCTATTTTTGCAGTGTTTAAACAGAGGTAACGAATGCTTGGCCTATTCCCTATTGCGGGAGCGCCGTTTGCTGATATAGGGGCATCGAGCGTATCTGTCTCTGTTACGGTAACTGGAGTTACTGGCACGGGGGTTTTAGGCACGGCTACGGTTACTGCTGGTGCTACGGTTAACGTTACAGGTGTCACGGGTACAGGCGTTTTAGGCACGGCTACGGTTACTGCTGGCGCTACGGTCAACGTCACAGGCGTGACAGGTACAGGCGTTTTAGGTACAGCCACAGTTATAGGCAATGCCAACGTTAGTCTTACCGGCGTAGTGGGTACTGGGGTATTAGGTACAGCCACGGTCACGGCAGGTGCAACAGTTAACGTCACAGGCGTTGTTGGCACTACAGCATTAGGCACAGCTACAGTTACTGCTGGAGCTACTGTAAATGCAACAAGTGTTGTTGGCACAGGGCAAGTAAACTCTGTTACGACCAATGCTGACGCTAATATTTACCCAACTGGGGTCAGTGCAACAGGAAGTGTTGGTACAGTATCGGTTAATTTAAATCTTGATGTATTCGTAACAGGCGTTGTAGGTACAGGCAGGATTGGTACGTTCTTTGTGTGGAGCGACATCGTTCCGATTCAGGCATCTAACTGGGTAGACATCAATGACACGAATGCTGAAACTTGGGCGGATATTACGCCAGCGCAGACAACAGATTGGCAAGATATTCTTGCCGCATAGGAGCTAATAATGCCCAGTACCTACAGTCCATCACTCAAGCTTGAACTCATTGCAGACGGTGAACAACCCGGCACTTGGGGCCAGACAACCAACACAAACCTCGGTACGCTGCTTGAGCAAGCTATCACCGGCGTAGTAACCATTGTGATGACCAATGCCGATTACACGCTTACCGATTTAAACGGTCTGTCTGATGAGGCACGAAACGCTGTGCTTGTTGTGACTGGCACTAACGCTGCGTCAAGAAAAGTTGTTGCGCCGTTGGTGAACAAGCAATACATCATCATCAACAACACCACGGGCGGCTACCCAATTACGATTGGCGCAACCACAGGCACAGCAGTGACCATCGGCAACGGTGTGACGCAAGTTGTTTACTGCAACGGCACAAACTTTACAGCGGTACTATCATCAATTTACGGGGGAACGTTTTGATTATCGAGAACCAAGCCACTGATGCGGAAGCCGCACACAAGATTGAAATCCTCTGTCCGTCATGCAATGCAAACGTGACGCAAGATGAGCTTGATAAAGCGCAGTGTTCAGACTGTGGTGCTGACTTAGCCGTACCAAAACAAAACGTTGAAATTCACGCAACGTCTGTTCCAGCGTTTGTTATTACATTCACGGGGTAGATCATGTTTCCACTGATGGACATTCTTGGTATTGGCATGAAGGTGCTGGACAAGTTTTTTCCTGACCCTGAGCAGAAAGCCAAAGCGCAACTTGAACTCATGCAGATGCAGCAGAATGGCGAGCTTGCAAAAATGCAGGCTGATATGCAAGAGCAAGGCGAGCTTACCAAGCGTCAAGAAAACGACATGCGGTCTGACTCTTGGCTTTCCAAAAACATTCGCCCTATGACCCTTATAGCGATCCTGACAGGCTACTTTGTGTTTGCCATGCTGTCAGCGTTTGATATTGAGACCAACAGCAAGTATGTTGAGCTGCTTGGTCAATGGGGCATGTTGATTATGAGCTTCTACTTCGGTGGCAGAACGCTTGAGAAGATCATCGACATGAAAAGCAAAACACCTGATAAGAGCGATAAGTAATGGTGGCAGCTAAAAAACTTGCGGTTAAGCGAGCGCCAGTTAAGCGGGTTACAAAGCCTGCGTCCGTTAAAAACCCAGACTTTACCGACAAGGTTGTTGACCTCATCAAGTGGGTGGACAGCCCGTTCAAGTTGGTCTCAGTGGTACTGATTGCGTTTGTTGCGTTTGCTGGATACTTTGCTTGGGATTCACGGCAGGTTATTTTGGGTGCAATCAGCAGCAAGAAGACTGAACTCAAAGAGCCGTTGTTGGTCGAGGGTATTGCCAAATCTTTGATTTACGACCTAAGCGCAGATGTAGTGATTGTGAACTCAGTCAATCTTCAGTCAAACAGCCGCACAACCATCTTAGCAATGAGCAATCAAGGTCGAGAGAAGTCTCTTGAAGGCGCAATCAATGCCTTGTTTACAAGCACTCCAGAACACAATAAAGCGGTCATTACGATGTTTCAGGGCGAGGTAGCCTGCGAACCGTTTGTGCCAAGTTCAAAACTCGGTGAGTACGCTATTAAGCACGGCGTGACGTATATGTGCCGTGGCTCAGTACCGCCAGAACAAGGCAGGTTTGTAGGCTATATAGCGGTGGGTTTTAAGATACCGCCCAAAGACATTTCACAAACCAAAACTCGAATTAACCTAGCAAGTACGGAGATGAGTAAATGATTGATAACTGGAAACTAGCTTTTGAACAGATGCTCAAAAGTGAAGGTGGCTTCACCGATGACGAGCGTGATAACGGTAACAAGTTACCAGACGGGCGTAAAGGTTCGACAATGCTTGGCGTGACTCAGTTCAACTGGGAGCAACATGTTGGGCATCAGGTCACACACGATCAAATGCGTAAGTTAACCTCTGCGGATGTTGAACCCCTGTATAAGAAAAAGTACTGGGATGTTGTGCGGGCGGACGAGCTGCCTTCTGGGATTGACTATTTGGTCTTTGACATGGGCGTGAACGCCGGTCCGGGGCGTTCTATTAAGCTGCTACAGACTGCTGTAGGTGTACCTGCTGACGGTGGGTTTGGACCGATGACAATGGCTGCTGTGCAGGCTGCTGACCCTGTTAAGTTAATTGAAGACTTTAGCCAAGCCAAAGAAGCTTTTTATCGCAGTCTTGATACCTTCACCGTATACGGCACGGGCTGGCTTAATCGTGTTGCAGCAGTTAAACTAAAAGCATCTTCAATGGTGGCGTAATGAAAACAACTGTTACTTTAGCCAGCGCAGTCATTTTGTTTTGGGTATCTGCCTTAGTTTCTACAATCCAAGCTCAAACAATTGCTATTTGCACGGGTGAATACGCCCTATGCGCAGCCTCAAGCACCTCGCTTACTGGCAACCTTATTAAGGTAAATGGCAAGACATTTAAAGAAGGCGTGGCTATTTGCCCGATCTTAAAAGGCGCAGCGGTTGCCAACATGGATTTAATGGGCGGTTCTTGCAATGCACCCAAAGGTAAGGTCTGGTCGCTTTTTGGTGTACCACCTGTAGCAAGTTATCCACAGGCTCCTAGTTGGGCAGTTGTTCCCGCTGTGTTTCGCAGCTTTACGGTTGGCACGACACCTGAAACAGGCATGAGCAATATGTGGTCATTCTTATGCGAACGACAGGCTAAGCCTGTAAACGGCGCAATGCTTGCTTCTTGCTACGGACCGGTCATGGAATCACCTTGGACTGGCAACCATGTTGTAGCGGGCGAAACAGCGTTTACACAAGCTCCTGCGGGTGCGACATACCCTGTCGGCGGAAATTCCCCTTAAGGTTTAAATATGCCATTACAGAAACTGACCTTTCGACCCGGTGTAAACCGTGAGGGTACTAACTACGCCAATGAGGGTGGTTGGTATGAATGCGATCACATTCGTTTTCGCTCGGGTCAGGTTGAAAAGATCGGCGGGTGGACTCGCTTATCCAACGGTTCGTATCTCGGCACAGCTCGGTCAATGTGGAACTGGATTAACCTTGAGGGTACAAACTACCTTGGGGTTGGCACAAATTTAAAGTATTACATTGAGTACGGTGGTGGTTACTACGACATCACCCCAATCAGAAAGACCGTAAACCCCATGCTGGGCGCTGTACCTCCTAGCACTGGCAACCCGTTGGCTACTGCGTACAGTACGCTCAATGGCGGTATCACAGCTACAGCAACATCTTTGGTGCTGACTTCTGGTGCGTCGTTCCAAAACTCGCCGGGCATTATCAAGATTGATTCAGAGCAAATCTACTACACAGGCAAGTCAACCAACACCCTGACAGGGCTTGTGCGGGGTTACAACGGTACAACTGCGGCTACTCATGCTACGAGCGCAGCGGTAGGCTGCTCGACGGTTACCGTGACTGATGTTGCTAATGGTGTGGTTAAAAATGACTTTGTGACCTTTAGCGGGTTAACCGCTACAGGCGGGTTTACAACGGGTCAGCTTAACGTTGAGCAGCAAGTCTTTAACGTCATTACTGTAGATAAGTACACATTCAATGTGGCGGGCGTGTTTTCTACTAGTGCGGTAACCACTGGTGGCGGCACGGTTGGGATTGCTGCGTATCAAATCAATACAGGTTTGGACATTTACGTTATCGGCACAGGCTGGGGTGCGGGTGTCTGGGGTCGTGGCGGCTGGGGTAGTGCGTCTTCTACTCAAGCTGTTGGCGCTCAGTTACGCCTCTGGTCAAACGACAACTACGGTCAAGACTTAATTATTGCACCACGCAACGGCGGTGTTTACTATTGGAAGAGTGCTGATGGGCTGACTACCCGTGCTAAGTTGCTAAATGATTTGTCAACAACAGAAGGTTACGCTGGTCAGTACGTTCCAAACAAGACGCTTGAGATTTCAGCATCGTCAATTCAACGGTTTGTTATTTGTTTTGGTGCAAACCCATATGTAAGCGGAACACCTAATTCCGCCTTTAACCCGATGCTGGTACGCTGGTCAGACCAAGCCAATCAGTACGACTGGGTTCCTGACCCAACCAATCAGGCGGGTGAGTTTGGGCTTTCGCACGGCTCATCTATCGTTACTTACGTCAATACTCGCCAAGAGATTTTAATCTGGACTGACTCGGCGTTGTACTCAATGCAGTATGTTGGCGCACCGTATGTGTGGTCGTTCCAGCTTTTGATGGACAACATTTCCATCATGTCACCGAATTCAATCTACACAGTCAACAACGTGACCTACTGGATGGGCAATGGTAAGTTCTACCAATACTCAGGTCGTGTTGACACGCTGGCTAGTTCGCTGCGTCAGTATGTCTTTGAGGACATCAACCAGAATCAGTCGTATCAAGTGTTTGCTGGCGGTAACGAGGGTTACAACGAGATTTGGTGGTTCTATTGCTCATTAAACTCAGACACCATCGACAGGTATGTCATTTACAACTACCTAGATAAAGTTTGGTATTACGGCACAATGGCAAGGACTGCATGGCTTGATTCAGGTATTAGGGAATACCCTATGGCTACGGATTACAACAACCGTGTGCTGTACCACGAGTCTGACGTTAATGACGTTGCTGGCACAACTTCACTGCCAATTGAGGCTTACATTCAGTCTTCTGACTTTGACATTGGTGACGGGCATAACTTCGGGTTTGTGTGGCGTATCTTGCCTGACGTTAACTTCAACGGCTCAAACATTGACCAGCCGTTTGTCACAATGACGGTCAAACCCCGTCAAAACTCAGGTACGCCATATGGGGTAGCAAATATTCCTGAAGTGCAAAGTGCAAGCAACTACACAGCAGTTCGGGCATACAACGTGCAGCTTTTTGATGGGCAGGTGTACACCCGTCTGCGTGGTCGCCAGATGAGTTTTAGGATTGAGTCTGGAGAACTTGGTGTGCAATGGCAATTGGGAACTCCCAGAATTGATATTCGCAATGACGGGCGGCGTTGATGAGTACCGGCACAACACAATCCCCAAACTTGCCAACACCTCCTGTTGAGTATGAGCAACGTTACCTTGAGCAGTTAACAAACGTATTGCGTCTGTATTTTTCGCAGCTAGATAATCCGGGATTTTCTGCAGCAAGTGGTTTAAACTTGAATATAGATAAACTCCCGACCCAAACCAGTCTTGCTGACCTACGGGTTGGCGATGTGTACCGTGACACAACCGCCGGTAATGTCTTAAAGGTCAAAGTATGAGCTTAGATAAAGTAGCCCAGCATTTAGCCGCCCAAGGGCGCGGCACCGATTCCGTACTTGTGCACATGTCACCAAAAGAAGTTGGTGCGCTGCAACACATGGCTAAACAACACGGCGGTAGTCTGTCGATTAACCCGCAGACGGGGTTGCCTGAAGCTGGGTTCTTAGACGCTATTTTGCCTGTGGTTGCAGGTGCGGGCTTAGCAATGATCCCCGGCGTTGGTCCTCTTATGGCAGCGGGTATTGTCGGCGGTGGCACAGCACTCCTTACTAAAGACCTGAACAAAGGCTTGATGGCAGGGCTTGGCGCGTTTGGTGGCGCGGGCTTGGCTGGTGGAATTATGAATGCTGGCGCAGCAGCGATGGTGCCGGAAGTAACAGCAGCGGGGAATGCCGCGAGTACCGCATTTGGAGCAGGCACCGCCGCAGATGCAGTTAACTTCTTGACTCCAGAAAACTTTGCAAATCTGTCGCCTGAAACATTGCAGTCACTGCAGGGTTCAGTAAGTGGGGCAGCTAACCCAGCAGATGTTATTAGCGCAGCAGCTAAGGCAAACACGGCGGCAACTGCACCCACTGGTTGGGATGCTATGACCAAGGGGTTCCAAGCTACCAAGTTTGACACCAACTACCTTAAGAGCAACATGATGCCTATCGGTGCGGCGCTGGCTCCTGCGCTTATGGGTGGTAATTTGTTTGGTGGTAACTCTGCTCAACAACAGCAGACAGCCAACGCTGGGTATGTTCGACCATACACGTATAGCCAGACTCGCAATCCTAACTACACCGGTGCGGGCACACCGTACTTTAATCAGACAATGACTGCGGGAACACCGATTGCTTCAGGTGACTACGGTTCACAACTCATGCCTATGGCTGCAGAAGGTGGCATCATGGGTACTCGTTACATGGCAGAGGGTGGTATTGCTGATGTGCCTGTTGATCCCGCTGCAACACCTACCGCGCCAGTTAAAAAACAACCTGTATTAGCTGATTATTTAGCCGCAACACGCACCGCGACTGCAAACGCAAGAAACATTGAAGTACCGCCGATGCAAGCAAATAACGTTGTTGTGCCAAATATGCAAGCCCTGTATGTTAACCCACAACAGCAGTACACAGCGCCAGTTAATCAAGTGCCCCAAGCGGTCACGGACTACAACAACATGTTGGGGCAACGCGCACAGCAAGAGTACGTTGTTCAACCGCAACTAGCAGCGATGGTTCCTCAGCATTTGCGCCCCGCGCCTGCTGCGCCCGCTGCACCTTTGCCAGCAAATGCCGATACAACGACTCAGTTGTTCCAAAAATATTTAGGACGCGCCCCAGACCAAACAGGTTTTGCAGCAAACGCAAACGCAACACCGGATCAAATTACTTACGGGATCATGACTTCTCCTGAGTACATGGCTGCAAACCCTAATGCACCGGTTCCTGCAGCTCCTACCGCGTCTATTGCACCTGTCGGCGGTTTGCCCGCTGCGCCCGGTATGCTTCCTACTTATACATACAACCCAGCTACACGTAGTTACGCTACAGCTCCTGTACGAGCCATGCCAGTACCGATGCCGAACTTAGCAGCGCAACAGCAACTATTACAAGATCAACAACGTGCCGGGTACAACGCTGACCAAGGTGGCGGTGGTGGCGGTGGCGGTGGCGGTGGTGGCGGTGGCGGCGGTGGCGGCGGATGCGTTGACCCCGATGTTTTAGTTTTAATGGCTAACGGCAAGCAGAAAAAAGCAGGAGAAATTTGCGTTGGTGATTTTGTTTACGCCCCTCATCAAGACACTCTTGAGTACGGAAACTTTGAAATACTTGCCGCAGACATTATTACGCAACCAAAGTTGCTGCTTAAGTTTGAAGATAGCAGCACTATAAAAGTGTCTGACACCCATAAATTTTTAATGGTCGATGACTCATGGAAACAAATGTTGCACATTAAACTTGGCGATGTTATTCGCGGTATTACTGATAACAAACGCATTGTTGGTATGGAATACATTGGTGAAGGTAGCGTGGTTAAATTTAATGTTGACCAAGCGCATACGTATGTTTCAGAGGGTCTTGTATCACACAACGACAAAAAAGAAGGCGGTTTAATTAACTACGCAGCAGGTGGTGGCATTGGCTCTAGCTACACTGGATTTGATGATCAAAATAATGCTATTGATGGTATGGCACAGTTCAATCAAGGTCCTCAATACCCAATGCAAAAGCCGCAAAACTTTGCGTACGGCGGTGGCATTACTAACAGCCGCCAAGCTGCCGTGCAGTCGTATGCTGCAGCCGCACAAAAAAGCCCATCTGCTATGAAAGAGTTGATGGCTAAAGCACAGGGCGGTGACTACGATGCTATGATCGCTTTGAACAGTTTACAAGGTACACCTAACCAAAACTACGCTGCGGGTGGCGGCATCTACGATCTTGGTGGCTATTCTGATGGCGGGCGTTTACTTAAAGGCCCCGGCGATGGAGTCAGCGATGATATTCCTGCTCAAATTGGTAATAAGCAGCCTGCTCGTCTTGCTGATGGTGAGTTTGTCGTTCCTGCTCGGATTGTTTCTGAACTGGGAAATGGGTCTACAGATGCCGGTGCTAAGCGACTGTATGCCATGATGGAACGTGTGCAAAGTGGGCGCAAGAAGTCTATCGGTAAAGACAAAGTTGCAGTGGATTCTAAAGCCCGTAAACACTTGCCAGTATGAAGATACAGCACGTACCTGTTGCGTTTGCCGCACAAACTTGGGGTTTAGTTCAAGATTTTTTAGCGGAATCGCAACAGTACGCTCAGGATGACTACACCCTAGACCAAATTCAAATGTACGTGTGTACAGGTCAGTGGTTATTGTTAGTTGCAACAGATGACGCGCAAAAACTTTGTGGTGCGATGACGGTAGAGTTTGTCAACAAGCCAACAAAACGTGTTGCTTTTGTAACGGGCACGGGCGGTAAATTTATTATTAACGAAGACACGTTTAAGCAGCTTGAAAATATTTGTCGAGCAAACGGCGCAACAACAATTGAGTGTGCAACAAGGGACTCGGTTGCCAAATTGTTAGTTCGCTTTGGGTTCACTGAAAAGTACATTATTTTAGGGGTATCAATATGAGCGGCGGCGGCGGATCATCATCAGCACCAACTAACCAAACGGTTACAAGCACAAGCATTCCTGAATACGCGCGGCCCTATGCTGAGAGCATGTTGGGGCAGACAAGTGCGCTAACCAACATTAATAACAACCCGTATCAGCCGTACCAAGGTCAGCAAATTGCTGGATTCTCACCCATGCAAGTGCAGGGCATGTCGGGTATTGCCAACCAACAGGTTGCACCACAACTTACAGATGCTTCTAATTTCGCGTTTCAGTCGGGCGCGGGCGGGCTTGGTGCATATCAAAACTCAGCAGCACTGCAAAATGCTTCACTAAACTACGGCTCTCAAGGCGCAAACTCTGCTGCGGTCAATGCTGCTCTAGCTAATACTTACGCAGGCGCAGGCGCACAAGGCGCTTTTGCTAATGCTGACCTCATCAATGCTTATGGTGGTGAAGCTTTTAAATCAGGGCAATTAGGTCAACAACTTGGCGTTGAAGGTGGCGCTAAGTTTGGCAACATGGGTTCTGCATATGGCGCTCAAGGTGCGGACATTGGCACGGCAGGCGGGGCGTACTACGGCGGTCAAGGCATGAACTATGGCGCTCAAGGCGCTAATTTGGCTGGTGCTAACCTCGGGGTTGGCATGACGGGTATGCAAGCTGGTCTGGGCTACGGTCAGGGCGCACAAAATCCGTATGCGGTTCAAGGGTACATGAACCCTTACTTACAAGCATCGTTGCAGCCACAATTAGCTGAAATGCAACGTCAGTATGGCATCTCGGGTGCACAGGGGCAGAGCAACGCAACTAAAGCAGGTGCGTTTGGTGGTAGCCGTGAAGCGTTAATCTTTGCGGAAAACCAGCGCAACAAGAATATCGCAATGAACCAAGCGATTGGTCAGGGTTACAACACTGCCTATGATGTTGCTAACAGAAACATGCAAGCTGCCGCCTCGCTGGGTATGCAAGGTGCAGGAGTTGGACTCGCAGGTTTACAAGGTGCTAACCAAAACTATTTGACTGGGCTTCAAGGCGCACAGACAGGTTTGCAAGGTGTTAATACGCAATTGGCGGGCACAGCACAGGGTATGCAAGGTGCTCAGGTCGGACTCGCTGGTGTTGACCGCCAGTTAGCGGGTACAGCACAGGGTATGCAAGGTGCTAGTCTTGGTATGCAAGGTGCTAACCAAGCCGGTCAGTTAATGATTGGTGGTGGTCAATTGGGTATGCAAGGCGCTCAGACAGCCGGTAACATGGGCATTGCTGGTGCAAACATTGGTATGCAAGGTGTTCAAGGCGCGGTGGGTGCAGGTCAGTACGGTTTGGCTGGGTTAGGTTTGGCAGGTTCGGCAGCTTCAACACTTGGCGCGTTAGGTCAGACTCAGTTTGGTCAACAACAAGCAATCAACCAAGCACAGATGCAAGCCGGTGCGCAGCAACAAGCGTTGCAACAGCAGGGTCTAAACGTTGCCTACCAGCAGTACCAAGACCAGATGAACTACCCATACAAGCAGCTTGCGTTCCAGTCTGACATGATGCGCGGTTTACCAATGTCACAAGCCTCACAAACTATGTACCAGAACACGGGTGCTATGGCTCCTCAGATATTGGGCGCGGGTCTTGCTGCTTATGGTGCAACGAATAAAAGCGCTAAGGAAGGCGGCTTGATGAGCTATGCCCGTGGCGGCGCGGTGCAGGGCTATGCTATGGGCGGTCAACCTGTTGTTGATCCTCGGGCGGTGGCGGCTACTAGCCCTGCTGCGTTATCTAGTAAGTTGTCGCAGTTAACTGACGGGCAGTTACAAGCTTATGCTCGTACAGTAAAAGATGCGGTTGCACTTGCTGAAGTTAAAGCTGAGATGACAAGACGCGCTAGTGTGCGTCAACCTCAAGGCGAAATGCCAACACAGACGGTAGCTCAAGAAGTTGCTGGGCAAGGTGGTATTGCTGAGCAGCCCGTGATGGCGGCTGGCGGGGGGATTGTTGCGCTTGCTGGGGGTAGTAAAGATGCTACTGAAGACGATACGTTTGGTTCAGATGTCAGACTGGAAGATGTAAAAGAGAAAAAACCATCGTTAGAAGGTATGTTTGGTTTACGCGGCGCAAAAGTACCCCGTTCGCAAGTTATACCGGCACCGGCAAACGATAAAACGATGGCAAATTGGGATGCATCAGGGCGTGAAATAGCCCGAGATACCGAGTTGTTTGCTGAACGTCAAGGTGTGGCACAAGATCAACAAGCCCGGCAAATTCCAGAATTGGCAAATTGGGATGCATCAGGGCGTGAAATAGCCCGAGATACTGAGTTGTTTGCCGAACGTCAAGCTATGGCACAAGATCAACAAAATCGTGCTGACACTGCCGCACAAATGTATGCGGGCAACGCTCAAGAAGGTCCGGGGCAATACCCTAATTTAGGTGGCATCACCGCTATACCTCCTGTTGCTGGGGCTACTCCTGCCACTGGTGCTCCTGTTGGTGGTGGCATTATTCCTACTTCCGCTGTACCTCCTGCTGGGGGTGGTATTACTGATGTTGGTACTCCCGCTGGTGGTGCACCCCGTACTGGTACTACTGCGCCTGTTAACGCTATTACACCTCGCACTCCCGGTGCTGGTGGGTTTGGTGCTGTGCCTACGGTTCCCGGTGTTGCCGGTGCTGGCGACATATTTGGTTGGGGTACGTACGCAGCAAACGTAGCGAAAGCCGCAGAGTTTGATCCTGAAGACAAAGCTGTTCTTGCCGATTTGCAAAAACGTACTGAACGTAAACTGCAACGTGCTGAAAAGCAAGAACGCGGTGTAATGAGCGAAGCCATGATTGCAGGGGGTATCGCAATGATGGGTGGCATGAACTTGTCAGATGGCATTAGGCGTTTAGCGGAAGCAGGCGGTAAGCAATACTTCTCATCACAAGCCGAAGCTCGCAAAGCCATTGAGAAAGCTGACGAAGCTCAAGATGCATTTAGTCAATACAAGTTGTCGCTCAAGCAAGGCAATAAAAAACTTGCTGCTGAGATGTATGGCAAGTACTTCAACACTGTTATGGACTTCCAAGGCAAGATTCAAGCTGCTGGTATCACTGCTGGTGCGTCTAGAGAGGCTACTGCGGAAGCCGCTAAGACTCGACTGCAAATTGCAGAAGATAACCGTACTCAACGTGCTCAAGAATTTGAGATTAACCAAGCTCGCTTGCGTAATGACATGACAATACGCGTTGCAGAACTAGAATCGCGTCGAGATGATGCCAGAGCGCAAAACGCATTAACGGCTTACAGAGGGTTTAATGAGTCAGCTACTCGGGTAGAAGCTCAAAAAACAGCAGCAATAAATGCGGCTCTTAAACCGTTTACAAGTCAGTACGAAATGCTTAGTATGCAAGCTACTGGTCCAAAAGCAGACCCAAAAGCTAAAGAAGCATTTAGAGTTTTGCAAGCTCAAATAGCTGTCGAACGCGATAGAGCTAGTAAACCGTTTGATTTGCGTATACTAGAATTAGATGCTAACGCCGCAAAAGCTTTGGGTATGTCTACACTTTCAGGTAAAGGCGGTATTCCAACATACGATCCAGCAACCCAAACTTGGAAGTAAGGTAAGCCATGCAGACTATTAACATCGAAGGCTTTGGGCCTATGAATTTTCCCGATGGGATGTCTCGGGACGATATACAAAAAGCTATCGAAACAAATATTCTGCCATCGTTGCAATCTGAACCAGCACCAAATTCTCTTGCGGCTATGCGCAAAGCTCGTGAAGAAGAATCTAGGGCGATACAAGAAGCAGCAGAAAAAGCAGCGCAAGAGGCGGCAAAGCCCATTCCCGAAGGTGGGTTCTTAGCAGCAGCAAAATCTAGCGGGTATCAGCTTGCTGCGGATACTAAGCGGCTGGCTGGTCGTACCGGCATCATGGACACGGAGAAGGCTGAAGCTTCTGCTGCGGAAAGCGAACAAGCTGCGGCAAATACCTTTAAAGGTACTGAAGAAGGTTGGCTTGAAAACCCATGGCTTAAGTTTAAAGAACTTGCTGGGCAGTCTGCTGCCTATACACTAGCACCGCTTGCTGCAGGTGTGTTAGCTGGTACGGCTCCGGTAGCTGGTGCGCTTGGTCTTGGTACTGGTGTTGCTGCCGCTCTTGGTGCGGGTTTGGTATCGGGTGCACAATTTACAGGCTCTAACTTGTCTCGGCAAGTGCAAGAAAACGGTGTCAGACTAGCTGATACAGACATCATAGCTGCGGGTGCAGCAGCAGTTCCACAAGCGTTGTTAGACGTTGTGTCATTTAGAATGATGCCCGGCATCAGCAGGATTTTTAAATCTGCAGGTAAAGAACTTACAGAAGAGCAGTTAAAGGCGATTGCACAACGCAACTTATTAACTAACGTAGGCATGACCGGCGGTAAGGTTGCTGGTGTTGAAGGTCTTACTGAAGTAGGTCAGCAATTTCTTGAGCGTTTGCAAGCGGGTATCAGCACCATAGATGCCGGAGCGCGTGAAGAGTACCTAGACAGCCTGATCGGCGGTGCGGTGCTTGGCGGTGCGTTTGGTGGCGTAAGCGGTGCAGGCGCAAGAGGTCGTGCGCAACGTGAATTAAATGCTCGTGAAGCTAGAATCGCACAAGAAGAAGCCGCTAAAACAGAGTACAACCGACGGGTTGCTGGTGCAGAACAACTCCCCCTGCTGCCTGATGAGATGCAAGGCCCCGCCGCGCCAGTAACAGCGCCGGCCCCCACCGCTGCTGAACCAGTAGAACCCACCGCTGCCGGTCCTGAATCGTTGCCTTTGGACTTTGGTGAGCGGCGTCAAGCAGAGTTAGAACAAACTTTCGGCTCTCAATCACCTGACTTGCTGGGCGATATTGTGCCGGAGCGCAGTGTTGCGCTTCAAGCTGACCCTGTAGAAATACGTACTAGAGAATTAACACAGGCGCTTATTGACGTAGGTGTACCACCCAAAGAAGCAGGTATTGCTGCTTATAAGCAAGCACGAAACGAACAACGCGATGATACGCTTGCAGAAATGCAAAGCGGTGCTGGTGCTGACTCTAGGCAGGGTGCACTCCAATTTGCGCCCGCTGCGCCCGCTCCAACTTTGCAAAACGCTCCTTTGACGCAAATGCAAAGCGAGATGGGGTACACCGCTGCTGAGCAACAACGCGAGGCACAAAAGCAGGCTGAATTAGATAAGATCGCTCAACAGTCAAGCATTCAGCGCGACCTGACCGATGCCCAAGGTGACTTGGCGGATGCTGGGTTATCCAAAGCGTCTCAAGGTGCTGCACCTATTTCACCGATTCAAGCCGGACAGCCAACACAACAACAACAGCTTGACTTGTTTTCACGTAAACAAACACCAGTACCCTCCCGGGCAGAGGGTATTCGGCAGGGTGTAGGTACACAGGTTAACGAGCAAGAATTGCCAGATGCTCAACCCAATACGCTCATAAATCAGGAGTCGGTTGATTGGTTGTTCTTACCAAATAATGCTGCGGTGCGTCAAAATATCTTGGGTAAAGACTTAGCAAAGCCTGCTGATCGTGCGTACGTTGCCAAACAACTTGAAGAGGCGCGTAAAGCTTTTGCCGCTCGCAGTGACCCACGTTCGCGCACCGCTGTAAAACGAATTAACGATATATTAAAACAACCGCCGTTTGCCCAGATTGATCTGCAAGGACCACGTGGTGGTACGTTTGCACCCTACCCACAACCAAAAACAACTCGTTTGTATCGGGCAGAAACTACTTCCAATACTCCCAAACCTAATATTCCTAGTTGGATTAAAGAATCTGATAACTACAAAAATACGTTAGCAGCGTCAAACCGGTGGTTTACTGATGACATCAACGAAGCTAATTGGTATTTAAAAAATGAGCACCCCAATGGGCGTTTGACGTACGTTGATGTTCCTACTGCGGAAGTAGAAAAATATCGCGTTTCTAATATGCAAAATAAAACTGGTGGCAAAGACGTAGGGGATAATCCCGCTGCATATTCGCGCAGACCAGAAAAAGAATTTTTTATACCTAGCGACCTTGCAAACGCACGTAAGGATTATGTTGGTGGTGCTAAAAAAGCAGCCAATACTCCTGCGACAAAAACTACGCCTAAAGCTGACATCGAAGCTGACGCTAAAGCTGAAGCCGCTAAGCAAAAAGCTACGCAAGAGCAAGCAGCTAAGCAAAAAGCTGATGTTGCAACTAAAGCCGCTAAGCAAAAAGCTGATGTTGCAACTAAAGCCGCTAAGCAAAAGGCTGATGCTGAAGCAGCAAAACAACAGGCTGCGCAGGAAGAAGCGGAAGCCGAAGCCACGCCCAAAACTCCTGCGCCTGAAACCAAAACTACGCCTGAAACCAAAGCCGCACCCGAAGCCAAAGTTTTACCCAAAGGAGAGCAAGACAATAAACTCACCGCTGCCGAGCAAGAAGCTGAAGTTGCTAGGTTAAAAGCCAAGAATGATGCGGTAGCAAACTCTGCCATAGCGCACTTGGTAGCTCAATGGGGGCAACCTGCACCAGTAGCCGCAACAGGGGGTAAAGGTAAGGGTAAGAAGTTAAAGCTTGAAGAGGCATTAGACGGGGACCTACCCGACAACGTGCAGGCGCAATTACAAGCAGGCAATCTTACTGATGCGTTGAACACACTCGCTGCCCAAACCGGTGGCTTGACGGGGCGCATCCTCAAGTTGCTCATGCGTGGTGTAACAGATACCAAAGTCAAAGTTGTTGATAATTTAAAAGACGATGCGGGTAAGCCTATATCCGGCATGTTCGACCCTGAAACCAACACAATTACGTTGGACTCAAAGACTGGGTTAAACAACCACACGTTAATTCATGAGACTGTGCACGGTGCGTTATCACACGTGCTGGACAACGCAAACCATCCTGTTACCAAACAGCTTACGGCTCTGTTCAACAAGGTCAAGCCATCCCTTGATTCAGCTTACGGTGCAACAAGTGTGCAAGAGTTTGTTGCTGAGGCGTGGGGTAACCCAGAGTTTCGTACCAAGCTTGCCGGAATCAATCCCGATGGTACGGCGATTTCAGCATTACAAAAATTCACGAACATCATAAAGAACTTTGTACGGCGTTTAATGGGTGCGGAACCCAAGGCTGTCGAATCAGCGTTCGACCAAGTTGACCGACTGATGGAAGCGGCTATCTCACCTGCCCCTGACTCGCGTGTAGGCGAAGCGTTGTACATGGCATCGGCTAATGGTACTGGCGCGGGTGTGATGAGCAATTTGATTGACGGTGTGATTAACAACATCCCATACACAAGCAATCAGGTTAAGAACGAGATACACCACGGCATTACTACTACGTTACCAAGAGGTGCGCAGGGCGCAATGCTGACTACTTTACCGTTGCCAGCCTTTGCTGAAGTTGCAAGTGTGGATAACACGTTGCCACAAGCCGCGCAGCTAAACAACATTGTGCAGAAACATGATGGTCGGTTAGACAAACGCCTAGAGGCAATTGAAGCGGTAAACGACCATGCGATCAAGTGGTGGAATAAGCAGTCGGATTCGGTTAAAACCAATTTTAAGGATGTGGCAAACACCGCTTCACGTGCAGGGGTCGATCTGTTTAATATCGCAGGAGCACGTAAAGCATTTATGAAAGACCCTGCCGAACTTAAAGCGTTTGATGAGCTTGTGGATAAGTTTAACAAATTAGATGCGCCTGCAAAAGTTGTGTACAAGGACATCCTTGATACATACAAACAGTTGCGTGATGATGGGGCAGCAAACTTAGGGGCGATGGTCAAAGATTCAATTACCGATCCCGCAACTTCAGCACACGCATCCAGCATCATTCAAAAACTGTTTACTCAGATGGGTAGCATCAAGGGTTACATACCTTTTGAGCGTAAGGGCGAGTATCGGTTGTCTTACGAGCTGCCTAACGCACCTACCCCTATCGTGCGGCAATTTGAAAATCCAAAGGATCGTGCAGACGCTATTGCAGAAGCCAAAGCAGAAGGGGCTATGCACATACAGGAGTTCTCAAAACTATCTGAGTTCAACTACAAGAACACCCCAGCCGGTTCGTTTATGAACACCATCGTGAATACGATGCAGATAAACAAAGTACCCCAAAACGTAATGGATAAGGTCATCGAGCAGTGGATTGACATGATGCCTGAGACCTCGTTCGCGCAGGGGTTCCGCAAGCGTAAAGGTACGCTCGGCTTTAACGAAGATGTGCTTGATGTGTTTAGTCGCAAGCCTTATACGTTTGCTCGGCAAGTTACGAACATGGAAACCGCCGGTCAGGTCCGTTCATTGTTAACAAAGGCACGTGAACATGTTAATGCGACTGGTGCAACGGAAGAGGGCCGCAAGTTCTTAGCAGAATTCCAACGCCGTGCTAGTTTTGCAATGAATCCTGATGTAGCAGAGTGGTCAAACTTGATGACTACCGCTACGTTCGGTATGACGTTGGGTGCAAACATCTCATCAGCCGCTGTCAACCTTACATCTATCCCTATCGTAATCGGTCCTTATCTTGCGGGGCAATACGGACCTGCGGCATCAACGCAAGCTATTTTTGCAGCGGGGGGCGCATTTTTAGGTAGTGGCACTACGCACATGGTGAATGGTAAGGAAGTGAGAGGTGGGTTCTCAATTGAAAATTATGACTTCAATGACCCCAACTTATCTCCTGAAAAACGTCGCTTGAAGACATTGGTTGAGCGCGGTAAAGAGACAGGGCAGTTTGGGCGTTCGCTTACCAAAGATATATTGGACACGAGCAAGGGTGGTAGCAAATTAGCGAAAGTCAATGCGTTCATGGGGTATTTGATGCACCATACCGAACGCATGAACCGGCAGGTGGCGTTGACCGCTGCGTACACCCTTGAGCTTGATCGGCTGGACAACAACCCAAAACCCGCTGAGCGTGGGTTGTCAGGTCAAGAAAAAGAGAACCTAGCGTTTGACAAGGCTTTACGCACGACTGAACTGCTTAACGGTGGTACGTCTGCCATGGCTGCGCCAAGCATTGCCCAAGGCTCGATTGGGCGCATTGCGTTCATGTACAAACGTTACGGTGTCACACAGTACTACATGTTGTACAAGACCGCAAAAGATGCGATGACCGGTGCTGATCCTGAAGTGCGTAAGCAAGCATGGAAGCAACTCGGTTGGGTGTCAGGCTCGGCTACGCTAATGGCAGGTGTGCGGGGCGCACCGCTGTATGGTGCAGTGCGATTGCTTTACGATATGTTCAAAGACGATGACGATGACAACTTCGATACTGTCATGCGTAAATTCGCAGGGGACACAGCGTACGGTGGCTTGTTCAACGCAGCAACGGGTCTTGAGATTGGCTCACGTGTGGGGCTGACCGACATGATCTTTAAACCATCGCAGTCTTCGTCAGACAAGCAAACAGCTTTGGACATGGCAGTTGAGTTCGTTGGTGGGCCGGCATACGGTACGGCTAAACGCATGATACGTGGTGCTGACCTGATCAACGAAGGACACTTCTCGCGCGGTCTTGAACAGATGCTTCCCGCTACGCTAGGCAATGCGCTTAAATCAACACGGTATGGTGCAGAGGGCGCTAACACTTTACGTGGTGACCCAATCACAAGCGAAATATCACCGTGGAACGTTGGTGCACAGGCGTTTGGTTTTGCCCCTGCGGAATACACTCGGCAACTTGAGATCAACGCAAACGAGAAGGCTATCAGTCGGTACGAGACAGAGCACCGTACCAAGATGCTGCGTGAGTTCTACATGGCTACAAGGCAGGGTGACTCGGAAGGTGCGTCAAAAGTTATGGAGCAGATTCAGAAGTGGAACGCTAAGCACCCGTACAAAGGTGTTGCTGTGACTGCCGAAACAATCCGCGCTTCAATGAAGCAGCATATGAAAGAGACGATGATGGCGCAGAGTGGTATCAGTATCAGCAAGGCGCGGATGCCTGAGTTTCTTAGAAGTATGCAAGAGTACGAGGGTAACTAACAAAAAAACCCCCACGGCTAAGGTGGGGGCAAGGGACAACTAAGGAGAACAAGCAACAAGAAAGCCACTTGTTCGTATATGCTATCACACCATTCGCCAAAAGCGTACGCCCCAGCAATTGTTCTCAACCCGCTCACGTGACTCCAACCGCCAATTTCTGTCTTGCGCTATCAGATTCATCTGCATTTTGAGATTTTCTGTGTCGATAGCAGGGACAAAAACAGACATGTTGGGTTTAAAATTATCCCAGTCGATATGAATGTACACACCGTCTGGGCGTAATTCATTACTCTTGAGTCGGTTCTTCAAATAGTGTTGACGCTGTTGCGAGTGTCTGCTCTTTTCCTTCATCCATGAACTCCGTGAAGTCAAGCACCCATACATCGGTAGCAGGTAAATTCACGTGCGTACCTTTGCCTAGTCGTATCTTGTCACGCTTGGCTTTAGTGCGACCTGATTTAAGACCATCTATCAATGCGGTGTAATTGATCTGCTGCTTAGCGCACCATGTCTTTAATGGTTTTGGCATCAAGTACATGGTCTTTACATCGTACTCGTAGCGGGCAACCAACGCTATGCGGGGTGTTGCTTCAGGTAGCACAGCCTTCTCGATGTTGTTGGCGTCTTTACGTAAGTCTTGCGTACTGGTGATGCGCAGCACGTTGTTGTAATTCTCAGCCAAGTAATCGGTCAAGATACTTTCAACATCGCCGCCCATAAACTCCATGTCAGCCTTTGCTTGCTGCAGAACTTCAACAATCCATTTAAACATCGCAGCAATATCAAACGCAACAAGCCCAAGCTTCTTAGCAAGTATCAATCCTGCAATTGTGGTGGCTGCTTGCACAGACCAAAAACGGTTCTCGGCTTGCAAACCCGCTGCGGCATCAATGCGTTGCTGCGTTGCCAAGATAAGCTCTCTGGTTGACTCGACGTTGTTCATTACGTACTGAATAAACATCACACCCGCATGACCGTAGTGCTCTTTGATGTCGGCACTAAACACATCGGTCTCGGTTTTAGTTGCAAACACCATCTTACGTGCACGATACGAAAGTACCCGTTGTGCTTCAGCTTTTGGTAACGCCTTGTACGATGAGATACGCTCAAGCATATCGGTGTTGCCTGTCGTACCTACTGTTAACTTCCACGGCGCACCACGAAAGCGTTCGGCGTTGCCTTTGGGTGACAAACGATTACGTTGCAACCCGCTCGGAACCTGATACGCAAAATCACTCAGGTCTTTCGGTGCGGTGTTAGTCATCTCATCGCTATAGAACGGCAAGTTTTTGTAAATCTCAGCACGATTCATTTTCGAGTTGTACGTGTCACGCTCAAGCATCACTAGCACATCAGGGTTGCCCCATATAGATGCACCTGCGTACATAGCGGTGGTCTTACCCAAGCCTGTATCTTTGCTATGCAAGTGAAAGATTGAACCGTTGATCGGCATAAACTGCATCAGCACAGAGCCAAATCCAATACCGAACATGTACTGGTGCACTTCAAAACCGGGCTTGTTGTAAAAATCAATTGTCTTGCACCAATGCTCAAGCGTACCCTTCGGTACGAACGCTGGAAACAACCCTGCGGTATTGCTTGCAGGAGGGTTCACAGTAATGTTGTCTTTAAAGACTTCCATATTGCCGACAACAAACGATGTGAAGTTATCGTCTGTCCATCCGAACTGCCGACGGGCCTCGTCTGCTACGGTTGTCATCTGTAAATCGTTTACCCATGTGGTTACGTAGTTCATAAGTTCATCCATTTTCATAATAGCAACACCGTGCATGGACATGTAGCGCCGGAACTCATCCTTTGCTGTAGCTGCTGCATACGGTATCGTAAATTCACGAACCCCATCTTTAGGCAAGTGCAATCTCATAACTAACGCTTCGCCTATTTCGGGGTCTCTTAACCTGCGCACGACATATAAATCGTGGTGATACACCGGTATTTCAATTTCACCATCATCGCTTTTGACTCGTTTGAATATGCCACCGTTCTTGCCACGCACGTAAGGCGTGGGGTACTTCGGTATTGTGTACTGCTGCGGTGGTGTATTCGGTAAGTCAGCAGAGATGTCCTCTACAATAACTTCTTCCTCAGTCGTTGATAATTCCCGCCCTAAAGCAAGCGGGTTTGTAATCTTACCCCAGTGTTTGCAATCAGGGCAGATGTTTGGGTTGTACTTGTTAAACGTTTGGCAACTATAAGGTCCACGTATCTGCGATGCTTTGTACTCAGTTGAATCATACGAGTAATCAGGGTGCTGCGTTGAAATTTTATGTATAGCTTTGTCACGGTCTTCGCAAAACGCTGCGATTGACAACCCCGCCCGCCACATTGGTTCCGACATTGTGGTTTGATTTTCAGCAACCCACTTGATTTGTGCACAGCCCTCACCTGCGACTGTTTTGAGCATAATCGTTTTAAACTTGCTGACATAACTACCCATCAACTTCATCATGATGGGGTCAATTTCACGGGGTACATACGAGCGTTTACGGGCTAACGGATTAACACCAAGCAAGTCCCGAAAGCTTTCAAAGGACACCGCCTGAGCAGGGTCACCAATAAACTTTACGATGTTAGCAGGTGTATCTTTATGGTTATGGGTCCCGGGAACACGTAGCACACGCGCCGAATCAGATGTTACTGCAGCATCAGCATACATACTATGGTCAACACATAATTCTTTCAATCGTTCCGCAACAGGCAACCATATATCACGAGCAACCGGTTCAGTTAAAGACCAGTACACATGAATGCCACGACCAGAATTAACCATCGTGGGGCGTGGCAGCTTAAGTTCTTTACAGAAGTTACGTAAGCCTTGCAGGGCCTCCGCCTGTGTTTCGTAATCTTTTGTTGCACCGCAATCCAAATCAAGAAAAAATGATCGTAATTGTTTGACGTTGTTGTTACGCCGTGAACCTGACTCTTCAAACGTAGCTAATGCAAAGTACGCATTCATTGAATCCTGAATATCAAGCTCAAGTGCAGCGGCGACTGCTTCATCAAGATCGGTATAAAATTTTTGCTTTACAAGTGGGTCTCGCTTTTCACCGTGTAGTTCTTCAATACCTGTGATGCAGTAATACCCTTCATCACCAAGCATTGCTTCTAGAAATTCTTTTGTGTCCATGGCATCGCCTTGCTTGTTATTGTGGGTGGGGTGGGGCTACTCGCTGCACTAGCTAGTCGATTAACCGGTGACTATGTTTAACCAATTGCACATTACATGCTAGGTCTAGCATCCGCTTTTGCCCCGAACTACTTAATCGTCCCATTCACCTACAATATCAGCAAGGTCAGCCTTACCTTCAACCGGTGCTGCTGCGGTCTTCTTTGCCATCTTCTTAGGCTCTTCGATAGGCTCTTCGGCAACGGCTTCAGCTTTCGGTGCTTCAAGCTTTGGCGCAGCTTTTGCTACGGGCTTCTCGAACAGCTCATCATCTTTCTTCGCGGCACCTACACCATCCATCTGTGAAACGGTAAGTGTGATCGCCTTGGCTGTGTCTTCGTGCTCACGCATCTCAAGAACAATCTCAATTTCCGCATCTTCAAGGCGGCGAATAGGTTTGAAGATCAACTTAGGTGTTGGGCTTGAAGTATCAAAACGCATCTCAGTCACAATCGCAGACGGTACTTCATTGTGAACTTTCAGGTGACGACCATATGCTTGTAACGGCATCTTGTTCTTGTCACCCGCACCAAAGATTGATGTCGATGGCAACGTCAACTGGTACACCTCACGCTTCTCAATCTCGCCTTCAAGCTGTACAGCCAAGCGTTGTTGGAAACGGCAAGCACGACCTTCACCCTGACCTGAGCCTTTGATGTTTTGCTTGCAATCCATGCAGCGGGCTGCTTGCTTGTTATCCTGCGGTACATCTTCGGCAGGAGTTTGCGTATCTGCTGACCAACATGTGGGCTTGGTTACTTCACCCTCTTGGTAGCTTCCGGCAAAATACATGCGGCTGATCGGTGCAGCATCGACAATCACGATATTCATCGCACGGTCTTCGCTTACACGGTGCTCTTTACCATTGAGCAACTCACGGAACACACCACCCTTGATTGACAAGCGGCGGTTCTGTGAACCACTTCCTGCGCCACCGGACAGGGTATCCGATAAGCTACCTTTAAGCTTCTCAGCAAGGGCTGAGGATTTACCGCTAAACAGAGTCATTGAAGTCATTGTCGTTCTCCTTATAGATCATGGTCGGGATTAAAATTCAGCTCAAGCTGAACAGGCACAGGAATGCTGCTGACTTCAACAACAGCATCCACAGGTTTCACTTCAGGGTCAGGGATTTTGGTCAACGCTGCAATAACCATCGGAATATTGAACCGATAAGTATTACCGACTTTGATGTACGTATGCTTAGGTACTTTCCCTTGACGTATCCATCCACGAATACACGAGATAGACACGGTAAGTTGTTTTGCTAGTTCTTCAACTGGCACATATGGGGCTTCACTCATTATTTTCTCCTTACGGTGACTGAATATTGACTCTCAACGTTGAGTCCGGGGGGTAGCAGTTCGGGGTGTTCCTCCAAAAATTGTTTTACGTTACCTTGGTGCAGCCGCTTCTCGAACAACTCAGGTGCTTGATGCTCGATGATGAACTTACCCATCGACTCCCAATCGTTTGTCCAATAGCTTTGTTTTGTCGTGCGAAAGAACAGCCCTTCGGTTGTACGCACGCTCTCGACATTGTGTTCTTTGCAGTGGTCTAGCAATGCACCTTTGATCTTGGTCATCTGATCCTTAAGTGCCTCTTCCTGCTGCTTGAACTGTTGCAGTAACTCATCATGCTTGCCGCGCATTTTGAGGTAAATCTTTACAAGTTTTTCTACGGGTATTTGTTGATCATTCATGATACTCTCCAAGTGTCAGAAACTTAATTATAATGACATATTCTACGCTAGTCAAGTAGATTCTTATATAAATCTATAACTTTTGAGTGAATGTCTATTTTATTGTCAAGAAGTTGGTAAATATGACGTTCTACTGATGAGCCTTGTAACTGAACCACCGTTGTGGGGTGGCGTTGCCCTGACCTATGCACCCGTGCGTTTGCCTGAGCGTATGTCTCAAGAGACGGTACAGGTCCCCACCAAACTACCGTATCGGCAGCGGTTAACGTCACACCGTGTGCGGCTGACTGGGGCTGGATTATAAGAACTCGTGGGTCTTGCGTGGTTTGAAAACGGGTAAAAATATCGGTGCGCTTGTTGACTGGCACATCGCCTGAAATGATCTCGGCAGTAATCCCGTCAGCTTGCAGCTTGCCAGCCAAAATATTGATGACATGCTTGAAAGGCACGAACACCAGAACCTTTTGGTTGGTTTCATCAATAACTTCTTTTAGTGCGGCATACCGATTTTTAACGTCAAACTCAATCGTTTCACCTGTGTCGGAGTACACCGCACCACAAGATATTTGCAGGAGCTTGTTCATGTTCACTGCAGCGTTGACTGATGTAATCGCTTCGCCTGCCGCCTCGATAATCATGCGGTTCTTGAGCAGGGCATAGTACCTCTGCTGCTGCTTGGTCAACTCGACTGTACGCTTGACGTACGTCATCTCCGGCAGGTCAAGGCACTCGTCTTTCGTAAACCGAATAGCGGGTTGCAGGGCTTCAAATACAATCTGCGTGGCGTTCGGTCTAGGTATCCACCGGAACTGACTGACCTTGTTCATGACCATCTCACGAAACGTGGACAAGAACCGTGGAACGGTAACGGGATTAACGAGCTTTGCCAAGCCGTACGCATCGACAGGCGACTGTGCTGCAGGGGTTCCGGTCAGCATCCACAACCATGTATCAGCTTTAACCAACCCATTTAGTACCTTCCACCGTTTTGACTGCGTGTTTTTGTATGCGTTGGCTTCATCGACCACAATTAAATCAAAATTTGCTTGTTCAATCTCATCGCGTACAATCTCAACACCGTCATAGTTGATGATGACAAACTCAGCATTACCGTTAATGATCTGTCTGCGCTTCTCTGCGTTGCCGTATGCGATGTCTACTGTGCGGTGTATTGCAAACTTAAACAAGTCTGCCCGCCATGCAATGTCCATGATTGACATAGGGCAAATCACTAACACCCGCCGGATTCGCTTCTCACGCATCAGGTAGTCTGCTGCCCATATGACGCTACCGGTCTTGCCTGTGCCTTGCTCATTGAAGCAAAAGGCCCGCTTGTGTAACGTGAGGAATGCAGAAGTTGTTCGTTGGTGATCAAAAGGCTTGTACTGCCCGGGCCAAGCGTAGTGCCCCAAAATAGGACTTGGTACATTGCGTATCTTCATGTTCTTGAGGACCTGCGCTTCATCAAGCCCCCACCGTACAAGTACTTTACCTTCACCAAGGTCTTTGCTCTTAGGTATGACTGTCGTGATCTTCTGCGGGTTACGCAGTCGCAACAGCAATGCCTTATTGTCAACAATTTCCAACTCATTCTCCGATGCCAAATCGACCAAACACGGTGTGCATGGTCTTATTATTTTTGGTACTGCTAGTACTACTTACTTCTTCTTGCGTTCGCGCTTACTAACTTCTGATACTAGGTTGCGCTTTGCATCACGTTTAAATGAGCGGTTTACATTCGCATCTTCAACACGTACCCCGTGCTTAATCGAGCCGCCTTTATCAATCGCTTTCACGTGCGCTGCGTCTTTACCATCACCCTTCTGCAGCTTGCCTTCTTTGACTAGCGTAGCACGACCTTTGTTGCGTTCGGCACGTTCTTTAATGTGTTCGGGCTTGCCGCCGTACAACGCATACTCACGCTTGTAATTTCGATCTTCTTTCGGATTCTTGTACGCCATGTTAACCCCTTCCGTTGTGCAAGCAACTCAGCACCGCACAATGTTTTTTACATAGACCACTTGGTTTTGGATTCCATACATCGGTGTCATAAGCAGCTTTCATGCGGTTGTACGACTTTAACCACTTTAACCACAGTCCGTCAACATCCTTGAGTACATAACGGTCTTTAATGAAATCGTTACTGATAACAAACAGCAACCCTGCACGGACATCTTCGACCAATGGGAAGTGCTTGAATATCGCAAGTGCCATTAACTCAAGCTGCCCCTTGTCTGCGTACTTCGCATTGCGACCTGTCTTGTAATCCACTACACGTGCGATGCCCGTATCATGATCCACAATTACCAAATCTGCAATACCCCGCCACCATGCTTCGGGTGCGTCAAAGGCACAGGGCTGCAAGTTCTCAGTCAACCCCATCTCGTATTCGCAATGCTTATCGCCCTTCATTTCATTGAGTTTATCAAGCACAGGCTTAGCAAACGCAAACTGTGGGGGTAGTGGTGTTGCATCACGGATGTACAACTCAGCAGCGGTGTGAAACTCCTTGCCGTATATCGTGGCATCAGTCGGGGGTTCCTCGTACTCCTTGAGGACTTTGATATGGTAGAACTGCTTGGGGCATGACTCAAACTTCTTCATCCCGCTGTACGACCACGCTTTAGACATCAACACGCCCCATAATTATCACCCGAACCTGACTCGCAATTCAAGGGCAAGCCTTGCGCCCAGTCAGGTGTCCAACGCATACACTCTTCAACAAATTGTGTTGCATCATTTACTTCTTCATCACGCACCACGCAAGCAATCGCATCATGCACCGTCAACACAACCTTGTAACGCTTGGCTATACGCAACATCTGCTCGGCAATGATGCAACGTGCTACTGCTTGACACACGTTCTCAATAATCTTACCCCCGTATATACGGGTGCGACCACGGCGAGTAGCATAACTAAACTCGATGCCCTTCTCACCTTGCTCAAATTCAAGACCATCATAGCGCATCATCAAGCCGGATGGAAGCCATATTCCTGCCATTTTAGGTTTAATTGTAAGCACACCGCTAGGCATACCAAGATTCATACCTTCACCGTTTACCATCCGAATAAGTGAGGTCTGTGCGTCTTGCCATAGCTGCACTATGTCATCATTTGTTTTACGGTAAATCTCAATGATCCTCCGGGCCTCAGCGAGTTCTATATCAAACCCAAACGTCTTAAGCTGTGCCTGAAACTTCAATGCGCCCATGCCGTACCCTGCACCAAGAATCGTTGTCTTACCGACAAAGCGTTGATCTTTGTTGATCTGATCTTCTGCCACACCGTAGATAGCCGATGCCATTTTTTTGTACACATCTTCCTTGTTGGCAAAGCCTTGTACCAAGTCAGCCTGCCCTGCAAGCCAAGCGAGAACGCGGGCTTCGATCTGTGCTGAATCAGCGTCTATGATCTTATAGCCTGTTGGGGCAATAATGGATTGCTTGAGCTTGTTTGCATTAGCCCCACGGCTCGGCAAGTTCTGCAGGTTGATCTTGTCATCACCACCAAACCGCCCTGTATGCGCTGCGTAGTATCGAATCGGCACAGGCAATAACCCACGCTTGGCAATATCAATGAAGCGTTGGGTGCGGGTTTCTTCAAGCGTTGACTTCGTACCTAGTCGTGCAGCAACAAGAGTCTGCACCCTAATATCCTCATGGTCAGCAAGTGCTTTGAACCCTTCGTCGCTCTTGGCAAGTGCGAGTGCTTCTTTGCCTGTGGTCAGGCTTACCTTCATCGGCGGCTCAACCCCAAACGACTTGAGCAATTCGGCAAACTTCAAGTTTGACATCAGTACATCTTTGGTCACGCTTGCATCGCTGAGTAACTGTTCTTTGCGTTCACGAATATCATGCAAGTGGTGCTCAAGCAAGGGCAGGTTCAGGTCAAGCACAGGCTCAATGAACATACGCAGGGTCAAGTCGATTATGCGGAACTCTTGCTTCGGGAATCCTTTAGCCATGAGATGAAACAACTTGTGCGTAATTTCGACATCGTTGATGCAGTAGTCACCGTATTGTGACAAATCGGA